TCCTTGACCCCTCCCTTACTGTCCACGCTCACCAACTTGGAACTGAAGACACTCGCCTCTTTCGCGCTCAAGCCTGCCACACGCACCATGCCTGGATTGCCCTCTGCATCCCTCCATTCCGGCACCGCTACATCGCGAAATGACCGATCCTGTATTCCCGAGATCTGTTCTTTATTCAAAAAACTCATACAATCTCCAATCACTAATTACTAACAGCTAAAAGCTAACAGCTAAAAGCTAATAGCTATTAGCTTTTAGCTTACGCAACCGTCACAGGGCCGCTGATCTTGATCGTAAACTCAGCTTCCATCTTCCCATCCACCGGCGCCAAGCCCTTGAACTTCGTCAGCAACCCGGCAAATGAAAACGTCTTCAGGGTGTTCGGCAGCACCATCTTCCAATTTGCCCTGGTGCGGTTCAAGATCGTCGACAGAATGCCCGTGGTTTCGTCATGAGTTGGGTCGGTCGGACGCCAATTGATCTTGCCTGAGATCTCATTGCCCGTCAGCAATGTCCCGACCACCTCTTCCCATCCGCCGCTGTCATGGCTGGTGGCGTCCTCGGTCTTCAGTTCCAACTCCGGCAGGTTGACCTCGGTCACCTCGACCACGGTCGCAAACGTTTCAGGCGCTCCCCCATCGCCCTTCTTCAACAGTGTTCCATAGCCAGGAATGGCTTGTGTCGTTGGCATATTTATTATCTCCTTTATTTATTCCTTTGTGCTCTTTGTGTCCTTTATGGCGACGAAATTACACCGCCCGCAGGATCGCGAACTTCACGGCTGCATTGCTGGCTTCCAGATACATGTTTCCATCCGTCTGCCTCCAGCCCTTTTGCTGCAGGGGTCCAAAGACCATCACATCGCCTGCCGCCAGCGAATACGCTGTCACATCGCCCTGGCGATTCTTATCGTCGGCGATGGAAGTCAATGTCACCGTATAGGTGGTGGTTGCATGGGTGTTCCAGGCGAGTACGATGTCCCCCGTCTCCAGCTTGAACTGGTTCTTGTTCGCCACGTCCGCCGCGGTAAATACCACATCCAGGCTGTCTGCCGCAGGCGGCAGGGTTGGAAATGCTCCCGGCGGGGTCGTCTTGGTTAAAGTTGTTCTTGCCATATCACTGATCCTCCTTTAGATCAATTTCAAAAATGCCATCCGCCTTTTCACCCCCCTCTCCTAAAGGAGAGGGGCTGGAGGTGAGGTCGGGTGAGGGCGGAAACGGTTCCTTCAAATTCACCACGCTATGCTCCTTCAACAGATGCTCCAGCATCGCATCCAGGTCCAGCGTATCAAACTCACACTGTTTGCATTGATATTGATCCTTCCAGGCCCACAATCCAACTGTGTAGCCGATCTCCTCAGAAGACTTCCCTCTCCCCTCGGGAGAGGGGTTGGGGGTGAGGGTAGAAAGTATGTCCTGTTTCCTCTTCGCCATATCGCTCCTTTCATTACGGTGTATCGTGCCATAGGATTAAATCCACTTGCACCATGTGCCTGCCCGTTTCGGGATCGAAGTTATCTCGCATCTCATCCCTGAAACCGGCATGGCACGTAAACGTGCCCATTGCTCCAACATAACCGTCGACCAGCGTGATCACTTGCCCTGCCAGGTTGCTTGCATCTCGATAAGCCTCATCTCCATCTGCCACACAATCCAGTTGATATCTCGGGTGGCGTAACTTGCTCGGTCCGCTGTGCGTACGCTCGGGCGGATCGCTCACCAAAAAATAACGGATCGCCGGAAGCGTCACACCCTGCGGCAGCGCATTCGGATAAATGCGTGAACCCGCATTCGTCGCCCCGTCCGCCAGAAAATCAAATAAACCTTCTGCAAAAATCGTCATAACTTCCTATTCTCTTCCCCCAAATGCAATGAACGCATTTGGGGGAACGTCAGCGTACTCGCTGACAAGGGGGTCGTCATCCCGTCACCTTTTTTATTTGCGCTACAAACGCCTTCTCCATCGCCTGCTCGATTTCTCCGTGATGTTCATCAGCCGCCGGTCGCAGATAGGGCTTCGCCTGTATCTCGACGCTTTTCTTCAACACATATTGCACGATACCGGCTTCATCGATCATCACTAGGTTGCCGCCTGCCGTTTTCCGCAATTTCAGATCGCCATGCTTCCGCGGGCTTCCTCGATAATTACCGACCGGGATTGCCAGGTACTTGCTGGTCTTTGCCTGCACCGTCCCGCCGAACTCATGCAATGCCGCATATTCCACGTCCGTGCCCACATCCACAGCCGCACGTTCGTTCGTGCTTTCAGCCACTTCCTGATGCACCGATCGGCTCAAGTTTCTTGTGCGTATCAAGCCCTGCTTCTTGATGTTCTCTTTCGCCGCATTGACGACCACCATGCCGCCAGCCTTGACAACGTTCACCAAAGCCTCGCCTTGCATCGTCTCACTCAATTGCCGAAACTTCGCAATCAATTCCTCTTTTCCAAATACACCGCTCTGATCCATAATAAAAACCTTTGTGATCCTTAGTGACCTTTGTGGTGAGAGAATTACCTCACCGTCCTCAACGTCAGCCTCGTCGTAATGCCTTCACTGTCTGGCTCCACGCGCAGGATGTCGTAGATGTTGCCCTTGTCGTCAACGAAACGCATCTTCTCTGTCAGTGTGGCAAATGTGCCCGAGAGCAACACGGTGTCGGTCGCATCCAGATACGACTCGGTTTGGAAACGCCTCTCGCCGCCTCCAGCTGCAGCAATCCGGCATGAGATGCTGATCATGCCAGGCACATCTGCCCAGGCCTTCTTGACCTGTCCGGTAGTGCTTTGCGAATCAGTGGCTTGTTGCACGGTACCGGTCCGGTTGAAGAAATCGATATTCAACGTCTTCAATAAATCGGGATGAACCAATCTGCTAATCATCATTCCTCAAACGTTGATTCCATAAGCGCTCGCGTGCCGTGAAGGCATTCGTCACCATGTCCGCATAATCAAAGAGACCTCCATCCACCGAATCCGTCATCTCCACGTCTTCTCGCAATTGGTTCGCGTGCTCTCGCAGTGCTCTCGCTACAGCCGCACCGTCCGTGCTTAAGTCCAATAGGCGGATGACCTTCAGGATCATGGCCTGGTTGCTCGCCATGATATCCATCGCCGCAGCGGCTGTGAGCCTCACATCGTTGGCATTCAGCGCCAGAAGTGCATTCAAATCCGCGTCGCTGAAAAGCAGTTGCTCCACATTCTTGTCCTGGACAATCATGCGAACGATTCCGATATCGGTCGCAGGGTCCAGCGTCAAGCCCGCGGGCTTTGCCAGCACCGTGACCATGAACCGTTCGCTCTTGATCACTCCGCTGGAAATGGTCACGGTCAATTCCGCTTCGTAATTCCCTGCGATTCCGATCCCGCTCCAGTTGTACTGCGCGAAGCCTGTGCCAATGGTCCCTGCAGCGTCGCTAATCACAATCGCGCCTGTGTCTGCATTCCACACACTGCATACACACGAAAGCGGTGTCAACGGCGTGATCCCATCCACGTCATAGACACGCGTCTTGAACAACTGTGAATCGTTGACATGAATTGCATCTAACTGTGTCGCCATAATTCTCCAATCCAATTACTAATTACCAATTACTATTTACCAATCTGCCTCTTCTTCACACCGATCACCTGGTCGCCTTTTCGTCCGATCAACGGATCGTGCTTCGTGCCGCTTACCTGGTCTAGCCCCTGCCCGATCACCTGATCGGCTTTCTTTCCAACAATCACTGCGCCTGCAAATAAAACGGAATCTGTCTCGACGTTTGACCATTGCCATCCGAAATAATCGACATCTTCCTCAAAACTCAAATCAATCTGTGGCAGCTCGGCTTGAGCGATGGCTGGCTCATCAACAACGACAACGGATTGCCAGCCAAAGAACTCTTCAACCAGTTCATAGGTCTCATCCACCTGCGGGAATTCAGTGATTCCCAAAATTGGATCTTCGACATTATCTGGTATAGCCCAGGAGACAAATCCAACATATTCATGCTCTTCTTCGTAGCTCTCATCGATGGCCGGGTATTCGGCGAGCGACTGGAAATCCTGGACATCACCTGCCAGTGGATTGAGTGCGAACCCTTCGTAGTTATGCTCTTCGTCGTAACTCTCATCGATGGCCGGGTATTCGGCGAGCGACTGGAAATCTTGAAAATCATCCGCCAGTGGATTGAGTGCGAACCCTTCGTAGTTATGCTCTTCTTCGTAGCTCTCATCGATGGCCGGGTATTCGG